GGGTTTGATGATGCCGTCCAGCGCCAGGTGCGACGGGCGAACGCGGCTGTCGTTGATCGCGTCGTACATCAGATACGGGCGCTCTTTGGCGTTTTCCTCGAAGTCGCGCCAGTGCCCGGCCTGGTAGGAGTTTTGCACGGCGTTGCGGTAGATGGTTTCAAGCCGGTGCTTGGGTAGCTGCCAGTCTTGGGTTTTGGCCCACTTTTGAAACTCTGCAAGGGTTTTGCCCTCGGCCTGGTGTTCGGCCATGGCATCGGCAACACGCTGCACCTGGTCGAGTTTGGCCAGGCCTGAGACGGTGAAGGCTTGGCCGCGCTTTTCTGGCGACAGGGCATAGAAGATGTCGGACAGTTTGACGTTTTGCGCGCGCGCCTGGGCTATTTGCACGTCCCACGGGGCGTTAAAGTCGATGCTGACGGGCTTCATTTGTGGGCGATCAGGAGCAGGTCACTGCGCTCGCGCTGTCTGCGGGTTCGCCTGCGGTGCGGGGTTGGGATGCGTATGGGGTAGCCCGTGATGGAGCCTGAGCCGGGGGGCTGCACTTGCGCCACGGTGCCCCATGCTGCGCCAAACGCCGCGCCCCAAGCTTTTCCCCATGCGCTGGCCATGGACTCATGGCCCCCATGGGTCGGCCTCGGAGCCTGCGCCGTTGATGGGCTGGCCTTTGACTTGCACCATGTTGACGGGCACAGGTGTTGTCTGCAAAGTGGCCAGCACAGCAGTGGCCACGTCCGCCGCGCTAGGTGCCGCGCCTGCTGTCAGCTCGCGCTGGGAATACAGCCACACTGCCTGGGCCAAAGCAGACAGGTCAACCCCACCCGCGCTGGCCGTATTGAGCTTACCGCCCATGGTCAAGCTGTCGGGGTACTGTGCAGCCAGGGCCGTCCACACCTCCCGGGCCAGGTTTTGCGGTGACAGTTCGGTGTACGGTGTCCAGCCACCAGACATCCGCAAGGTGCCGCGCAAGTCGCCTGCACCGCTGATGCCAAATGCGCCACTGCCAGCAAAGGGCACGATCAGGCTCAGGCCAGACGAACCGCTCAGAGCCCAGTTGCCAGACCCGGCCAGCCCGATCACCATCTTCAGCGCTGCGTCTGGCGTTGACCAGGTGAGGGCACCGCTGCCTGAGAGCGAGACCACCATGCTCAGGCTGGCTGCGGGGGTGCTCCATGTCATGGTGCCGTTGCCCACCATGGGGGCGGCCTGCAACATGCTGCCCTGCCCGGTCAGGCTCAGCAGGCGTTTACTGCCAGACATGCTACCGGGCCGGATGGCAGGCAAGGTGCCGCGCACGCCGTAGCCGTCAGGCGTGCTGGCAGTCCTGAGCCGGGTGGCGCTGACAAAGCGGTTGAGCCGTGCCCCACGGATGCCGCCATAGCCCAACGCGCCACACTGCGCCAGAGCACCCGCGATGGGGCGGGCGATGGACGTAAGCGCGCGCTGGCCGTTGGGGTAGAGCATTAGGAAACTCCATCAACAAACTGCCACTGATAACCATGCTTGCTCACAACATTTATCCAATGCTTGTTTCGGCGGTCTCTCGACCAAGCTCGACCTTTGTGGCCCTTGCCAACATAAAACACCTCGCCCGTTGTCGCTTTGCGATGGATGTAGATGTAAAAGTCGATTGGTTGGTCAACCATAAACTACCTCGCTGGCACCGGCAAAGGTGGTGTTCGCAGCCACTGCGGCACCGGCACCCAGCAAAAAGCCCAGACAGGCACCGTCTTTGATCTGCGGGGCGCTGGGCAACTGGTTCCAAAAGTCCTTCTCGGTCATCAGCGAAGCGATGCTGAGCGGGATTTGCGCCAGGGGCCGGTACAGCAACAGGGCTGCCGTGCTGGCCGTGCCCGATGCAGCGGACAGGGTGACGGTTTGCACCGACTTCACGCCGGTGTCGCCGCTGGCCAATGGCAACTCAGGGCCGTAGTTGTTGGCGGCCATGCCTGAGTGCACGATATGCGGCACGATGGCCGATGCGGTGCAGGCCACGGTGACGGGCAGGGTTTTGCCGGATGCGCTGGCTGAATTGGTGTAGCTGATGGCCAGGTTGTGCGCAGTGGACCCGGTGGTAGCACGCGCCACGAGTGCCAGCCTGCAACCTGCGCCGTCGGTGTAGCGGTGCGCGGGGGTGCCCAGCAGGGTTTGGGCCGATAGCGTGTTCATGTTGATGCCCGGCCAGTAGCCTTGCAGGTCAACCAGTTTGAGCACCGAGGGCACGCCGGTTGCAGCGGTTGACCAGGCCGCCAGCGTTGACAGGTGCTTGATCAGTGCCGATACGTTGCCGCCGTGCGGGATGCCAAAGCGTGTGGCGCCGTCACCCGTCGCATCATCGCAAGTTTTCCAAGTAAGCGCAGTGCCGGGGTAAGCTGTGGCGGGTGGGTAGCCGCCTAAAGCCATGGTGTCATACCAGCGGCCTGCGGTATAGGCGGCTGCGCCGGTGATCTTGTTCCAGTCTTGCCGGTTGGTCTGGCCTGCGGAAAAAGCTGCATAAAGTTGGTCAACAGATTGAATGGCCATGGTTATCCCCAAATGAACTGAAAGTCGCCAAAGAAGGTGACGCTGCGGCCGCCCCCGTTGGGCCGGTAAAACAGGGCCAGGTGCGCACCGTCTTGGATGATGGGCATGCGCCCTGCGTCTTTGAGTGCAAAGTCGACCTCAATGGCTGACTTCACGCCGCTGGTATCAGCTTGCAACAGCGCGTCGTGGTAGTGCGTGAACTGTGCCAGCGGCTTGACCACGTAAATGCAATGCAGCCCGCCGGGTGCAACTGTGTAAGTGACGCGGTTGACGCTGCGCACGCCGGTGCCCTCTGTGGGCAGGTTGATGTTGGCAAGCGATGTGGTAGCTACGGTGTTAACGCCTGAGCAGACAAAGTTAATGCCGTTGTTGGGCACCCGCACGTCAAGGGTCTTGGCAACGCCTGCGCTGGTGGTGTACTCCAGCAGCATACGGCCAACTACCACTGCGGGGGCCACGTGGTTGACCATCACCAGGCGCAAGCCGTCGCCGTCGCTGTAGCGGGGCAGGGTCAGGGTGTTGTCCATGTCCTGCGGGTCGGCGCTGTCGCCGTCGATCAGCGGGTAGTAGGCTACCAGGTCGTACAGCACAAAATCAATGCTGGCTTGCGATGCGTTGCTGGCCTTGGGGCGCACGGTCAGGCGGTGCAACATACGTTGCATTCCGGTGGGTATGGGGGGCAGGTAAATCGCGTCATTGCCCTGGGCGATGCAGGGGGTTAGCGCGGCCACTTTGCCGATGCGTGCGTCATAACCCGGCTGGCCTGCCTGAAAGGCCCAGTCTTGCCACTTGCCGTCGCCTATCTGCCCGGCACCGGTTTTGATAAAGCGCTGGGTGTGGCTGCGCCCGGCGTCATAAGCCGCATATAGGTCTGACAGGCTACTGATCATGACTGGCTAGTCCACCACGCCTGAGAGGGCACCGGTGTTGTACATGGGGGTGATTCCGCCTGAGATGGAGCGCACGTCATTGAGCGCGCCACGGTACAGCACTGCGCCTGCGCCTGATGCGGCCAACCCCACGGTGAACCAGGACACGCTGGCCGTGCCCGCCGTGCATTCTCCGAACTGCACCGTGGCCGCGTTGCTGACAGTGTTGCCAGAGACGGTAAATCCAGCGCCACGCGCCACGGCCACACGGGCATAACCGGTGTAACTGATCTCGCTGGTGCTTTGGTCGCCCGCCTCGGCTGGGTCCGCGCTGTGCAGGGCCACATAAAAGCTGCCCGCTGCGGCACTGGGCTGCAAGCCTGCGGCATCGCCGATGTCGGCCCAGGCGAGGTTTTTGAACAGCAGGTTTAGAAGTCCGGTTTCGGATGTGTTGGACATGCTCATGGGGTCGAGGGCTCCGGGTTGGTTTCATAGGTGGTGGTTAGGGTCATGGGGCGTCCTTGGGAGTGGCGTTAATAGACCGCACCGTGCCGTCCGGGTTACGAATAAACTCAAAAGTCCAGGCTGTCCTGGGGGCGGCGTTCACCACCACCTGGGGCTGGGGCATCTCTGGGGCAGCCACCTGCACGTTCACCGGTGCCGGGGGCGCGGGGTTAGCCAGGGCCGACAGCACTTGCTGCATCAGGTCGTCAGTGCGCTTCGCACGCGCCAACTCCCCCACGGTGGGGCCTGTTAGGTCATCCGCTGTGATGTCGAGGGAGGTATCATCAATCATAGGCTTACTAGCTTACGCTATTTTAACCGCCACGAAGGCACCGCATCAAACCCTCAAGCATACGCTTTGTATCTTGGAGTCCATTGATCTTGGCCTGAACTTCTGGGCTTATTTCTGCGGCGGCCTGGCGTCCTTGGACGCCAGTTCCTTGGGCTTGAGTTCTTTGGACGTCAGGTTTTGCGACTGCACTGGTTTGAACTTCCGCTCTTCCACCCGTTGGTTCTTGCCGAACCCGATCACTTCGGCTGTCTCCAGCAGACGCTTCAGCATCTTGCGCTCTAAGGGGGTCTGCTTGTGTCGCAGCGGGTGCCCCGGCGGGTAGTATTTGTACGGTGGGGTCGAGGTTACGCTCGTGTTCGTGCTGGAGCTTTCGGACGGTGGCGGGGTCATTTCGGTCATTCTCATCTAGTTGAAAAACAGCTTTTAGCCAGTCAAGTTTAGCGCCATCGGGGAGACTGTCAAAGTCCCCGATATTCTCGCTCTTATAGTCGTTCCAGTCGTTGACGGCGTTTATACCGTCACCTGTAGCCGCCCATTGTGCCAGCGCCTTCATGAACGCGCCATTGGCCGCCTGTTTACGTTTGGCCTCGAACGCCAGATCGGACTCGGTCGGGGGTGCGTCCACCTTACTACGCGTGTCGGCCTGGAACCCCTCCTTGGCGACCTGGTTAAGAATCTCGGACTTCACGTCTGCCGCGCGGTCCACGTCAGCGGCCTTACTGTCAGGGTTGTCGATCACCCGCTGGTATGCGACCAGCTCCTGCGCCAGGGATTTTTCAGAGAACTTGGCCCGCTTGATGCGCTTCACCGCGTCGCCGATAGCCGCACTCTCTGTAGGCGTGAAGTCCCGGTCCGACATCAGCGCTTCCCCCATGGCCTTGGATGCGCTGTCCTCCTTGCGGAACCCACTGGCGAACGTCGTGTCCCCAATCGTCTCGTCGGTATTGTCAAAGTCTGTCGTACTGTCCGACATACTGTAGCGACTGTCCCCATCGAGCCCCATGAAGTCCTGCCCGGTGGCGACCCCCGCCTCTTGCTCCGCGGCGTTGTTGATGACAAACGCACCGGCCCCCTGGTCATGGAAATCAGACTCGGAGTTATCCGTCGGCGTCGGATTGGCGACCAGGGCGTCCAGGTGAATCTGGGACAGGCCCCGCAGCAGCAACTGCTTCGATACGTTATTGCGTGACGTTTTCTCCCGGCGCGCCACCTCGGCCAACGTCATTGGGTTGGAGGGCTGTATCAACACCCCGTCTTCGGTGACTTCCATGCCCGTGGCCAGGCGCAAGCGCCGTTTGAAGTCCGCGTCGGTTTTGGCCGCGGCGGGCGCCTTGGGAGCGGGCGCCGACAATAGTTCGGTCACCCGGTCTCGCAGCTTATACGTCGGGGGCACCAGCGCCCGCAGCTCCATGTCGATCGCCTTGATGCGCGACCCCGCCGCGCTGGCCGGGTCTACGTCGCCATAGTCCCCCACCTCAAGCTCGGCATCGGGGTCGTTAGAGTCTCGCACTGGGGCCAACGTCTTACGCTCGGCCCGCAGAGCTGTTTCTTTCGCCCGCAGAGCTGCGAAGTCGGCCTTGTCCTTGACCTTTTGGGCCTGCGGGCTGAGCACTCCCTTGGCCGGTGCGGGGGCACTCGCGCGATGCACCCTGGGTGCTGCGGGGGCAGAAGTAACCGCCGGGGGTGCGCTTTGGGTAGAGGCGGTGGCGGTGTTGTTTGTCTCGGCGTTCTTGGCCAGTTGGGCCTCAGCGTCAGCCTTGGCTTTCAGGAACTTGGTGACCTGCCCGTGGCGGTTGGCCTTGATAAGGCCGACGTTTTCCGCGAACTCAGCATCGCTTATGGCACCATCAGCGTGCTCTGCCTCCAGACGACCAAACACGTCAACAGGTACATTTCCTTTAATGCCGTGCGCAGATGCGCGGGTTTCCAGGGCTGCAATAGACTGGGCCTTGGTGTCTGCGGCTTGCTTGATCGCCTCCTGGCGCTGGCGCTCCTGGGCCAGCAGCCCCGCTCTACGCTGAACGTCTTCAAGCGCCGTCTCAGCGTATTCGACCTGACCATTGTCCGCACTGGCTACCATGGCCCCTGTGGGTTCGTTGGCCGCGGCCTGGAACTGCGCAGGGTAGTTACGCCCCGCGTACCCCGGCTGGCCTATCCCGAGCCCCTGGTTAATCGCGTCAACGGTTCGTGGCCCCTGGGCACCCAGGGCCGCCCTGGTGTCCGCTACTTCAAGCATCGGACTAGACGAATCGGCACCGTAAGTCGGGGTGCCGTTGGGGTTGAACATGTCGTACTGGTTCGGATCCGCCCCGCGGAGCGACATTTCTGCGGGCCCCTCAGGGCGCTCCGGCCCCTGCGGTGCTGCGTAAGACTCCAACCCGCCCTCAAGTTGAACGTGGGGCCGAAGCAGATCCGCCTGCTGTTGCTGAACTGCGTCTTGGACCGCGGGGTGCATAGGGCGAGCCCCGACAGGGCTAGATAGCGTCCGCAAACGCTCCGGAACCATAGCTTCCGGGTTATCCAGAACAAGGCCTTGGGCCATACGGCCAACATCGGTTATGCGGCTGTCCCTAGCGGCCGCGCGCTGAGCGCCCTCCTGGTCCTGCTGGGCCTGCAACGAACCCATTCCTACCGTGTTGTTTGACACCCCCACCTGACCAATAATGGCTGGGCTCGACTCACCGGTGGCCTCTGGGGCCATGGACTGCCACTGAGCCCCTACAGCCCCCAACGCGGCATCGCTATAAGGCCCCACGGGTTCCGGAGCCATACGGCGCCACTGGCTACCGACCTGCCCCACGGCTACCGGGCGGTTAGCCCCGCGTGGGTAGATCCCCAACATCTGGGCGTGCGCCCCGACGTCCTCTATAGACAACAGATCCGCCTGTAAATTGGCCTCTGCTCGCGCCGCAGTCTCGGCGGTCTTCTGGCGCTCGTCGTATTGATTGCTGCGCCCCCAACCCCGCGCCCCGGC